CACTAGAAGGTGTACCTAATGCTCCGCCATTGACCACAAAAGCGCCTGCGGAGCCTGTATTCACGCCCAGAGCAGTCACAACGCCTGTGCCAGTGGTGACGGTGCTTGGGGTTGCTCCAGCGCCTCCGCCGACCATTAAAGCGCTGGCTGTTAAAACTGCGCTGGTCGCCCATGTAGATGTACTAGAAAAATACGGAATGCCCCCGCTTGTTCCCGCAATAGTCAGCGCCAATGTGCCTGATGTTGTGATTGGTGAACCCGCAACTGAAACTATGCCACCTGTAAATGACTGCGCTACAGAAGTAACCGTGCCAGATGCGCCAGCACTGGATGCCAACAAGGTAACTGTGCCGCCGCTGTTCTTGGCGTACAACTTCATGTCTGAAATGTTTAGACCTAACTCGCCGTTAGCAAGGTTCCCAGAAGTTGGAATAGCCGCCGCAGTCGTGCTGTAGTACAACTGAATTGGAGTGTAAGTTGCTTGTGCCATTTAAAATGTTCCTCCTGAGATTCCACCGGGGACAAATAACATTGAGCCGTTAAATGTCAATGCTGACCCCATTATTAGTTGATTTCCAGCGTTTTGATACGCCACACCGCCAGATGTTCCGTTTAGCGCATACAACTCTGTAATGTCGCTGTTCGTGCCTGACTTGGCGGCAACTAGGTTTGTTCTTGCGTCAGTAGCGTTTGTTGCCCCAGTCCCGCCATTGAGAACCGCCACAGTGCCAGAGGTAATCTGGTTACCGTTAATTGCAATTGAAGTATTTGCCGCCAATGTCAGTTGACCCTGCGCATTCACCGTAAACGTACCAACCTGCGTTGCAGAACCATACGCGGCGGCTGTTACAGCAGTATTTGTAATACTGAACTGCGTACCCGTAAGGGTCAGACCAGTTCCTGCGGTGTAGGCTCCAGAACCAGAGAACTGTATCCATGTCACAGGGCTTGTGCCAACAACCGTCACTGGGTCAGTCTGCACCCACCCCGTGCTTCCGTACAGAGTTCCGTAAGAAATAAATGTAAAGTCACCGCTTGCCATCTCAGCCGCAGTGTCAAAGTCAGTTGCGCGAGTTAGAACAAGTCCGCCCGTTGCCCATGTGTAAATGCCGTTGTTGGCGCTGGCAACTTCGTTTTTAACCAAGACACGGTCACCGTTAAGCAGTGTGTAGCCATCCAAAACGGTCAAAGCTACCGACAAGGTCAAGGTTGCCCCAACGCCAGCCGTTCCGTTGTTGTATGTAACCGTACCGCCAGTGATTGATGCTAGGGTTCCTGTTGTTGCCACCGCGCAAGACGCATGGACATGAAGACCCTCAGCCACAGCGTCCACATACTGCTTGGTTGCCAACTGCAATGCAGACGTTGGGTCTTGTGTCACAGCAATGGAGGTTAATCCACCTAAAGTAAGTGAAGATGCACCCAAGGCAATTGCCGTTGTTCCAACAGTCACAGAACTATTTGTAAGTCCTGCATTTGGAATTGTTGCGCTTGCGGTCATAGCGCTTGTGCCGTTGCCATACACATAGCCAGTCAACGTGTTTGCACCCGTTCCGCCATTTGCCACATTTAAAGTTCCTGCAAGGGTAATTACACCTGTTGTAGCCGTTGAAGGAGTAAACCCAGTAGAGCCAGCAGAGAAAGATGTAACACCACCAGTACCGTTGGATGCGGAAGTAATTTGACCTTGCGCATTCACGGTGATGTTGGCAGTTGTATAGCTACCGGCAGTTACTCCAGTTACATCAATACTAATTGTTCCTGTGGAGGTGATAGGGCCGCCTGTGAGACCTGTTCCAGTAGCAACCGATGTAACACCAGTACCTGTGGTAATTGAACCCCATGCGCCGTTTGCGTAACCTTCAAAGACGGCAGAGGTAGTATTGTAGCGTAATGCGCCATTAGAACCTGATCGCTGAGCAGTAGTACCACTAGGAACTATTACTGAATCCGTCCCTGGAATGATCGGATTGGATGCCAGTCCAATCACAGGTGAGGTATTGCCATTACTTACATCGATTTGATTTAATGTCCCTGCGATTGTTACAGGGGTTATCGTTGTACCACCTGCGGTAGCCATTAACCCTGTGCCTGTCGTTGCAACCAGGGCAGACAAAAGACCAGTTACAGAAATTACAGGGTTACCTGAGATGCCATCACCATTTGTGATGTTTAGCCCTGAAGTAGTTGAGAATGTGCGGTTGGCAACCGTATTTGCTGCTGTCTTAGCAATAAAGCCATTTCCAACAGTCTCTAAAGATCCAGATGTCCCGTTTAAAGCAATTTGTAACTGCCCTTGTGCACCTGTATCAGTGAGACCAATGCCTGTGCCTACTGCAAAATACCTGCTGTTTGCTAAGGCTGGCGTGTTATTAACTGTAACAAAAGTTTGAGTTAACGTAGGGCTAGAAGTTAAAGCGCTAACCGTAGTTTGAATGGTCTGACCATTCTGTACAACTGGAACTAGTTCAGTGCCTGTAAGGGCGGAACCAGTTGGAAGTTGTGAAATTCTTACATTTGACATATTATGGGCTTAGATTATCCAAATTTCCGTCTAAATCATCTTCAGATGTTTCTGGTGCTATACCAGACTCACCTGGCGTTTCTGTTAGATCATACGGTGTAGGATTGTTCACAATATTTGGATCAGTTGTAATTGCATCTTGATATTCTGCAATATCAGCATCGGGTCTAGGAAATCTTAATGAGATTCTTTCAGATTGACGAGCTGGTAGTCTATAAGGGTCAAACTGATCCGAGCAACCGTCGCCACAAACTCTAATCCCAGGAATATTACCATCAGGCCGAATATCCGAGTACGGTACTTTACGCTTACAGCGATCACAAATCGCTATGCTAAGTACAGTATTGCCTCGAGTGTTAAGCCATAGTGACATTATTACCTCGTATAGTAACTAATGTTAGGCGCATAGTAAATAGGAGATTTATCTCTTTCTTCTTGTTCTGCCATCGCCCAATATTTCTCTGCCTGTTGTTCACAGTACTGAATTCTGCCGGCTTCTACACTTGGCAATTCCATCGCCATCTGATGTGCCAACATGTTCTGAATTGCCAAATACCACCTTTGTGGAATCTCAATCTCGCCAGACAGAGCGCCCACATCTTCTACTTGGCGACTAACCCACAACTCCAGCTGTGGTTGAATGCTATTTGGCACTGGCCATAGTTCCATGTTAGGCTGTGGAATCGTACGATTAAACCAGTATTGCAAAGGCCTAAGCGATGTAAAACTACGGTTTGGCAACGATGAATAGTCATCTCTATTCATACGCGACATGTTGATAGCCATGGGCATAGTGCCAAACACAACCTGATAGAAACCCATGTTCACACCTGCGGATTGCTTAATCCTCCAATACGGTTGTGTCACAGTAGGCTGTAAGTCATAGTAAATCCATGTGCCTGATGCCCATGTAGTAGCACCGGGGCTATACAAAGTAACCCATGTAGCATTGTCTGTAGAGTACTGAATATCAACAGTGACTGAACCACTCACGGCTGGCAAAATACCAATCGTATTGATCGCCACAGGGTTGCCTGACCCATTACTAATACCGATAGAACCTGTATTTGTTGTTAACAAACAAGTTAGATCACCTACGCCATTAAATGCATTTAGTGTTGTACCAGATGAGCTATTTGCACCAGTACTAACTGCAGTAAGAGTTCTGTAGTTTGCATTTAGCACATCAACAGTGCCAACAGGTAAGTAATAGTTTTGTTGATCAGGTATTAAGCCAACAATGACTTTGTCAATACACCAATACTGAATGCCAAGGTTTACTAAATTAGAAAGTAAATAGTATAGCGATTGTTTAGATGCGGCAATTTGCTCAGATGTTAACTCTTCTGCAAGTTTGCCTGCACGACGAGCACCACTGTCAATAAGATTCTGAACAGTAATGACTGTCTGACCAACTGTTCCTGAAGTTGACATTATGTTCCTTTACCAGCCAGGACAATTCCACTTTTTCAGTGATGCTTTTGCTCTTGGTGCGTCGCCTTTTGCATTATTTACAACGCCAGACATTCTAGCACAGAACGAATCTTTTCTGCCTTTGTCAGCATCAGATTTTGGGTGTGGTGCAGGTGCTTTTAACTTACTTCCTGTAAGCCTGTTTACCTTGTCTCGACCCTTCTTTGTAAGGCCTGCGCCTTGATCAGTAGGTCGTTTTTCACCTTTGCTGACTGATAACTTTACATCACCACCAGACTTTTTACCTGCCGCGGTCTTAAAGTCCATTGCAGTAGGCGCGCCTTTTGTCCCGGGTTTGCGCATACGCTCACCAGAGCCCTCAGCAATCCGCTCACGTTTGGCATGAATGTTATCCCATAGACCAATTTTGCCGCCGGCTTTCTTAGGCGCAGCATTCTTAGTTGCGTAAGCAATAGCCACTGCTTGTTTCTGTGGTTTACCTGCGGCCATTTCAGCCTTGATGTTGGACTTAAAAGCTTTGTCAGATTTTGATTTGATTAAGGGCATATAAATCCTCAGTCAGGGTTCTGAATGTAGATACCTTCAAACTCAGCAGACGCATTAGAAGTTCCTGCTGAAGCAATTGCCCTAATTTCAATGTCTGTCTTTTCAGCAAAAACAAGAGGGGTGTGCAAATCAAGAATGAAGTCACCATTACCAGCAACCCTAGCCGAAGTTTGTTGTCTAAAAACTCCGCCCAATGGACGCTGATTCATTTGAAAGTTTGTCCAAGTATTTGCGGTTGCGTTTCCAGATGTGTAGAAAACTCCCATCAAATACAAGGTGTACCCAGCAGGTACAGTCCAAAATGCCATTTGCGTTTGGTTTGCACCAATAGCAACCATGCCGTATATGTTTGCAGGGACGCCAGAAGTAACAGTGCCAGTGCCAGCGTAAATAGTTCCTACGGCAGTTGCACCAGAACCCGCTGTGGTTACATACATACGAGAAATACGCAAATAACTGTTGCCAGTGTTGACTGCTGTTTGCCCATTTAAAAGGACAGACTCGCTAATTTCGTTGTAATTTGCATCAAGACCAAAAATAGCAATTGATCTTGCGCCAGTGCCAGCCGACGCGTCATCCGCGCTGGAACTAGAAATTTTCATAACAGTTGCGGAGGCAGGATACACATATGTTCCACCTTGCGCCCAAACTGTTTCAATAGATGTACCGACATCGCCATTGATGCCAAACTTAAATAAGGCTTTGTGACCATCAACTTGCCCACGGGCTACTTGCAGTTCAAATGGCTCGTATGCGCCTTGACGGGTCGCAGAAGAATAAGTTCCCATGTTTTTTCCTTAAAGAAGTGGGAGCCGTAGCCCCCACTCAGTTTAGCACTTTTGCATTTTCTTGTTAGTGGCAAAGCCACCTGCATTCATACAAGACATAGAGGCATGACCACCATCTTTATAGCCTGCAGGACCTTGCTTAATACCTTTGGTACCGCCTTTAACGCTAGGCATTGGGTTGCCTGTGTTTGTAGTCTTCTCGTACTTCTTGGCAATAGCCATGCCTTTAGCAGCAATGCTTCCACCCATCTTATAGCCCGGCATGCGCACACCACTAGTCATTTTTTTCATGTCTGGACGTGTGGCCTCTAATCCGCCAGCAAGACCACCCATCACATTAGGGCCGGCTTTTGGCGCCATGTTGCTCATTCTAGAAGACATGCCACCTTTACGCAGTTTAAGGTTAGTACCTTTACCACCTTTGTGTTCTTGCATATCATGTTGCTTCATGGCTTTTTTGATCATGGCTTTGTCTTGCGACATGTCAGCTTTGCCACCTTCAGCTTTGCCGCCATTTTTCATTTTGCCACCGTGCATCATCTTGCCACCGTGCATCATTTTGCCGCCATTCTTCATCTTGACCTCGTCAACTGAAGGCTCAGTGGTCATCATCTTGGGTTCACGTTTAAAACTTGTTGCCATGATTTAAGCTCCTTAAGCTTGTGTGACGCCAAGAGCGCCAATACGAGTTGCATTAGGGCCTGCAGCAATTGCTGGCAGGGCTATTACCATCACAAGACGCTTAATACCGTCTGCCGCTGAGGAGGGCAAATAAGTACCTCTCACATCACCAGTTGTGGTGGTAGCCGTCAACGTAGCGGCAACAGTCATAGTGCCAGCATCTGCAGCCAAGGTATTGTCCCAACCAGCGCGGGCAACGTAACCCCTGTCAGTGATGCGCAATGGCGCACCTAAGATGTCGGTTGTACCTACCGCAACGGTTACTACGCTTGCGCCAGAAGAAACAACACTGGAAATTTGGTAGAAGGCTTTTTTACCACTTACAGTTGTTGATGCCACTGTGCCTGTTGCAATTACCTCGCTCATGGCTTGACCGTAATAGTCGTACCCTGAAACAGTAATGTTGACAGAAGTTGGAGAGCCAGCGCCTGTGGTTGTAGAAACCGCACGAGGGCAGTCAAGTTGCAATCCTGTTGCACCGCCATATATGGTTGTTGATGTCACACCAGCACCTGCGGCAAGCGTGAGCGTGGTAGCAGTTGTGATGACAGCGGCAACAATGTTGGTTGTCAGTTTTGCTTGTGGTACAGCGTCCCAAACATAGACACGACCTAGTGGGCCAACACCTACGCTCATGGAAGATGGGTTTTGCAACAAAGCATTACCAGAACCAATGATGGTGGCGCTTGCTACAGTTTGTGAGGCGCTTACTGTGTAAGTACCTGTACCGCCAGAACCTGTACCAAAAGCGGTAATGTAAGTTCCATTGGTAAGTGAGGTTGAACTGTCAAGAAACATACCCACAGTAATTGGGTCACCAGACAACATGGCGGTGACAGTTAATGTGGTAGTAGCAATTGAACCAGTGAAAGTTGAAACAGAAGGATACTGGTCTGCACCTTGATAGGTAACAGCAGAACCTAAGAATAGGTCGTCGGAAAATTGAGGCATTTGATCTTCTCCTTGAAAAGCTTGATCAGATTAATAAAAAAGGGTTGACCTTTTGAGCCAACCCCTGTGGCGTTTTAGACGCCTGGTGTGCCGTAAACGGCACGTGGATCGGTCCAACCCACTTGATAACGCTCAGTTGCTTTGTAGCGCATTGAGTCGGTTTCGAAATCGCCTTCCATCGTCTTCTCTAAAGCACGACGCATGAGCAATTTCAAACCTTCTGGTGCATCGGTCTGAACCCACCAGTTAGTAGCTGAAGTCAGACGGCTGATCACTGATGCGCCTTCAGGCAACAAACCAATCGATTTGATTGGGTTGATGTCATTGTTAGCGGTACCAGTGCGCAGAACTGATTTCAACAGTACTTCGGCTTGGAACACGTTGCCAGGAGCCACAACCAACTTGGTAGGTTGCAACCGGATCTTCTTACCGTTGTTGTCAACGGCTTGACGAACCTGAATCAACATCTGCTCAAGTGAGGTTTGTGATAGGTTAGCAGCAGTAGATAGCAAATTGCTAAATGTACCGCTTACCAATGGGTGCGCTGAATTGCTCAACGACACACCGTCACCGCCTGCATATGAAGAGTTAAAGGCACGGTTCAATACGTTAGCAGATAGCAATTCCTTGGTTTCCACCAAAGATTGAGCCAAGTGCTTCGCATATACCTGTCCAATGCGGATATGGTCACCGTCTTCAACCAAAACTTTGGTTAAAGCAAATGCCAAACCGAACACTTGATAGACATAGCGTTGTAAGAACAACACGCCGCCTTGTTGATACGTTACGGGAGAGCCATCAGGTAACTGAGGCGCTGCACCGAAACCGTATAACACAGGTTCTTCATGGTAGTTACGTGGAATGCCGGATTGTTCACGGAAAACCGTGGACCATTCGTCTTTACGTTGGTCATAGACTCCGTCGAATGCTTCGTTGAGGATTGGTTCAACTATCGAACGGAAGTCCGTACTTCTCATTGGGGCTGCCATTTGTCAGTCTCCTTATTAAGCAATAGCGGTGTAAGCACCGAAGAATTGCGTACTTGCTATTTGAACACGAACGATAACGTAAGCATCCCCCCATGCATTATCAGGATAAGCAGCAATATCAACAATGCGCATTTGTGCTTGTCCACCACTACCTGCCGCAGTAGATACACCAAGTGTACACTGTGATAAGCCTGTGGTGGTAGAACCTGCAGCAATGTTGCTAAAGTTGTACTCATTACCGATAGATGTTTGCGCGATAGTCGCATCAGTTTGTATTTCATACACGATGTTTAAATCGTTATAGAAATACGCAACGATGTTGGTACCGCTTGTACTGGCAGGCCAGTAGTTAGATACGCGACGACGGCCGGTAGTATCAGTGAACTCAACGCCTGCAAAAGCGCCTGTTACGGCGCCTGTGTTAGCAGCGATGATGATCGTACCGAGTGTACCACCGTTGGCCGTCGTACCGTAAACTACGGGTTGGCCCTTCAGTATGTTCGAGCTATAGCCCGAAGTGATTCCGTTTGTAATTGCTTGAGCACGTTCCAACCCTGTTGGGAAGAATGATGGGCGCAAACCAAACGGAGCATTAGTAGCTGACATAAGTACTCCTAGATTGTAGAGCTCTATTCAAAAACAGGCGCTCTAGCGGTTTGGTCAAAATTCATGCCGTCACCTTCAATTTGGCCAATACGTTTACCGTGACTGTCCTTTGCATTGAGTAGCTGATCTTGTTGTACTTTGATTTTCTCTTGCTCATCAAGAGGTGCGTGATGATGCATTTCCATCATGACATCTTGGTAGATGTCTTCAGGCATTTTGTAAAGCACCATCTCGTTACAAGCAACAAAACCTTCTAGCTCACCGGCTTTCACTCGAAAGTTTTCAAAGCCTGTTAATTCTTCGGCTTTTACTGGAGTGTAACCCATGCGTAGGCGTTTGTGGATCGGATCATATTGGTTGGTCGTTGATAACCAGCACAAGTGGAAGCCAGGGATAGCTGGCGGGGTCGGAAGTGCTTCTTGAAGCCACTCCGAACGGAACATTCTACGACGTTCCTCGGAAGAAACCATTTGTTCTTCAGGTGCAGCGCGTGATGCATCTTGCTGAGCACGACTTTCACGATCTGCTTTATTGTTACGTTTAATGCGAGAATCCATGTTTAACCTCTTTTCTGTTGACGATCATATTCAGCGTATTTTTTTGCCATCTTAGTTCGAAGCTCAGGGTCTTCCCACATCCCAGCTTCTTTAATGGCAGCAACACGATCAGGTGTTAACCTGTATTCATTAGGCTTTGAATTGCCTGAAGATTCGCGTCCTGAACTTGTCACAACAGACCTCGGTCTTGAATTTTGCGTGTTCGTACTATACCTCGCATTGTAACGATGTGGTAAATATTTTTGAAGCCTATCGTCTAACTCTTCCCAATAGTCAGGCGAAGACGGATCAAACCCTTCTTCAGACAAAGTCTTGTCCAAAGCTTGGGCAATCTTTGAATCCGGATCTTTCATCTGAGGATCGTACCAGCTGTTACGGTTCATCCAGTCTGATGCATTCCTCTGTACGGCAATATCCGGAGTTGAAATGTTTTGCTTAGGCTGAGAAATCTGCTTGCTAGCACTATCCTTCATCGATTTCAAGGATTCTAGCTGCCGCTGATTGTCATACCAAAGTTCTTGTGCTTGTGTTAAAGCTTCGCCTTGACGATTATTTACAGCTTCCTGCATCTTCATCTTGGCATACTCAACACGTGTCGCAGCATCGTCAATAGCTTTGTCCAACCTTGCCATCTCTGCACCGGAAGTCCTAGACTCCAATGAGGCAACACGGTTAGCAAGCTCAGAGTTTTGCTTCTTTAATGCTGAGACTAGGTGATTTGATTCACGAATCTTCTCACGATGAAGCTGCTTCTTTAGCCTTCTTTCTTCCCTACGAGCTTCGCGTATAGCTTCGCGCTCAGGGTCATCAGAAACTGCACCTTCTCCATGATCATCATCTTGATCTTCTGTATCATTTTGGTCCCCTTGTATAGGTTCTGCCTGAGGGTTTTCCTCGTCAGCAGGTAAACTAACTACTGCAGAACCGTCTTTGACCTCGTCGATCTGCATCTCCATCTTATCTGTAGGCGTCATAACAGTTTCCTTTCAAAACTTAAATAAATGCCTTAATTGCACGAGGATCGCCGGTAACTTTGCCAATAATCTCATGATCATTGAAAAAAGTGAACAAACTTTTACCGTTTGCACCTTTTTCATCAGTGAAGTCAATTTCCCAACGATCTCCGCCCCATTTTGGAACACGGACAAAGTCTCCGAGCTGGCACCATGAACCCTCAGGCCATGATTCCATAGTGTCGCGCTTCTTAAAGGCAAGCGGACCAATTGCAATGACTTTTCCAATCATCGTGTTCCATTTCTCTGTCTCCTTTGTCTCTTCTGGTATGTAAATACCTGAAGAAGTCACTTTGTCTTTCACGGCCCTAAGCTGCACAAGGATCCTAGCGCCATATGGCGCCATTAGTGGGTCTACGGCTGGAAACGCTTCTGCAAGCGTCTGCTCGATATCATGCGACATCTCGTTTTTCCTCTTCTAAAAGATTGTTAATAATGATCAAGGCTTCTTCCAAGCCTAGGTGCTGGCCGACCAACCGTTGATAACTTTCCCAAGTCATCGCATTGCCTTCTGCCAAAGATACTTGTATCTCTTGCTTCTTGCTGTTAATCTGACCAATGAGATCAGCTAGCAGAGCCATTAACGACCTCTGCCAGCCATTCTCTTCACGGGGGTAGCAATGACAACAGTCAGACCGCCTTTAGCAGGCCCGCCTTTTTTCATTGTTGCAATTTTCGCCTTGCCTGCATTAAAGTCGACGCCAGAATTCTTTCTGTCGCCCATTGCAGGAAGTTTTGCAGCTTTAGATTCAGCAACTGCACCACCTGCAGCATACTTATGAACCTTGCCACCTTTTTTCATCACATTACCTTCGGTAATGCCCATTGCCATTTTCTTATGCGCATTAATTGCTTCAGACATTTTGCTGTTCTCCTAAAGTTTGCTGGATAGCATTTTGAGCCGTGATTGCAGTCTTCAACTGCTCGTGTTGCAAGTCGGCAGCATCTTTGGTAAGCTCTGCTGACTTGATTCTTTCTTGCGTAAGATTGTTCTCTGTGTTCTTAGCCATGTCTGACTGTGTCTTAAGCATGAACTGCTGATTGCTTTGTTGCATTTCAGCGGCTTTGATCTGCATCTCGGCCTGATCCTTGGTGGCTCTACGCTGTGTCTCAGCCATGCTGGTCTGCACCAAGGCTTGTGTTCCAGGGTCAAGTGGCTGTTGGCCTTTAAGTTGCTGCATTGCCGCAATTGCCTTCTGAATGATAGGCGGAATTTGCTGGAATGTTTCACCTGTGTCTTTATGCACATGCTGAACAACAGCTGCCAACAGCTTATCAGCCTCATGCGGCAATGTCTGCTCTTTCAACACATTAAACGGTCTGCCAAGTGCAGTACTTGCATATGCATCGACTTGGTTCAGATACCACAACGTAAGGTGCTGCTTGATGTGTTCTAAACAGTGAGGTATAAACATAGGTGCCATGATCGGATTGGCACCGTACATTGGGTCTTGCATGTAGTCCAGATGCACTTGAATATGCGCTAAATGATCTTGCTTGGGGAATGCTCCAACCGCACGATTCAATGTCATTGCCACATTTTCTAATGCAGGGTTCATCTCTTTTACGTCAGCTGGATCAGGCAGCACCTCATTAATGTCAGGCAACTTAATCTGCTTTAAGATCCTACGCTCAACCGCCAGTCTGTTATACAGATCAGGGTTTGCAGTGGCTCTGGCTGCTAGTGTTTGTATCTGTGCATACCGCTGTGTTTCAGCAAAGATATGTGGATCAGACACCGGCACAATGTCGGAATTCTTCTTAAAGTCTTCCTTCGTAACGCCTAAGTCCTCAACCAGATCGTCTTTACGCTGCTCATCAAAGTACCAGCGGTTTAAACGACCAAGGATCTTTAAGACTCGAGCCTGACTGCCATGTAACCGAGCATGCACAGCACTGAATACCGCCGCACCTTGCTCAATCAGAGCCTGCGTAGTGCCAACCGGCATATTGCTGTTGGCATCGGCAATCTTCTCTTCGGACGTAGTGACTACGCCTTTGGCTGCATCGGTCAACCAGCCTAACAGCGAGAACAAGACAGGCGATGGCTGGTTAAACGGCACCGGCATTGCAATCTTGCGGACATCGTCAACACCCGGAGCACCCTCGATCTCAGTCACTTGTGTAGGCTCTATGGTCAGACTTTGCCCAGAGATCTTGGCGCCTTTCAGCTTCAGCATCGTAGGCGCAGTGGCTATATGAGCTGAATCAAGAAGTGCACGAAGAGAGCCGGTAAGAGCGGCACTAAGACCACCAATAAGATGAGGTAGACCAATTGCATAAGCACCTCGCCAAGGTATGAATTTGAATTCAACCAGCCAATCAAGCTTGTCCATGGTCTCATCGCCAAACTCCCAGTTGCGGTACAGACCTACAACTTCAGTAAGCGTCTCATCGATCATCAAGATGTAAGGTGCACGATCGCCTTTGGAGAAGCTGTCGTCTTCTAGCTCCAACCAGACATAGATGTGAAACACACGACGGATACCATCGATGTTAGTCCCAGAGCTATTCTTACCCTCGATCTTGTCATTTGCCCTCTGCGGCTTGGTTTGCTCCGGTTCTTCACTAGGCCGATAGATCTCTATATCTCTGTACAAGCCACGATCAATCCGAATCTCAAACTCGTCCTGCGTAATGTCGTTGACCTCAGTCACACGGCTAGCCGTATAGAAATTGGCCGCTGAAAACGGCAGATAGATATTGTCAATAGGCGTAAACTCAACACAAGGCCTACGTTTCTGGTCGTCGTACCAGATCTTGAGGTACTGTGAACCGCCTAATGGTTGCTGTGTAAGCAGCTGTTCAAGCTCGTCACGATATTCCTCAATCTGCTCGGTCAGCTGCCAGTTCATGAAGTCCCGCTTACGCTCAGCACGCTCGGTCTTCTCTTCAGTCACCTCGCCTACGATCTTGGTGCGGACTGGTCCATCTGGTGGAAATAGTTCCTTAATGGCACGTGCTGAGAAGTCAACACACGCCTCGGCCATCACTGGGTGCACCACTTTCGATGCTCCCATGAACTGTGCACCACCGGGTGCATCGTGTCCTAGACCTGTACGGCGTAGACCTTCCTCATACTGCTTGTCGCGCTCCTCACGAGCCTCTTTGTCTTTCTCGACAAGGTCAATGTATTTAAGTGCCATGCTTGATAGCGTAGAGCGATCAAGTGACTCGGACAAGTTTTCATAGAAATCCGGGTCTTCGTCAGGGCCTTTAAACTTGTCCTCGGACATCTTAATGATAGCGCCACCATCAGGCTGCATCTCAACATCATTGTCATCATCGAACATCTCAAAGATTGAAGGATTGTCTTGGTCCTCTTCTTCTTCGGCTTGAGGACCGACAAAACGATCGAAGTCCTGAGGAATCGGCATCTCTGTTGCCATAGTTATGCTCTCCGCATCATAAGTTCATTTTTCATTTGCTCGACGCTGGGAATAGGTTGTACTGTACCGCCTTTTGCAAAGGTCTTACCACGATAACGATAATTGAAGTTTTTCTGCCTCCATTGGTCGTCTTCCCAAGGCGTTTTTAATTTAGCGTCAAAAGTGCTTTCTCTTGGGACTTGCGCATCATCATCACGTTCTAGATCCGGTGTATTGTCATTAAACTCTTTCGAATCTACACGAAATTCAGGGCGCTTAGACATCCATCTTTCTAATTTCATAAGATCAAAAGCGTCTAGTGCTGCATTATTTGGTTCGCCATAGTCGCTGGTTGACCCACCATCTTGGTACTTGCGAACACGACCACCATCTTTGCGACCTTCAGGTGGCGGTGTGTTTGGCGGTGGATTGTCACCAAGATACTCTTCAATGTTACGTGCTAGCCATTCACGTTGTACATCTGAAAAGTTTTCCCAAAAGCCCATTGCATATGATCGTGCAAGACTTACAATGTTCTCAAGCTCTCCAGGCATATGCGCATTAGTAAGTGCTTCAAACATGCTTTGAACACGAGTTCTGTCATACTCAGACATATCAGCTGTTAGCGCTTGATCAGACATTGCATGAATAATTGCCGGTATAGGTCTATACGGTGCAGTGGCTGGTTGTGCAGGAACTGGTGTAGGTAAAGCTTGGCCTCTAATTCCAAATACATTGTCTACTTGTGGTGCTTCATTAGCAACAGACTCAAGTTCATCCGCCATATGATCCAATGCTTGACGAAGATCTTCACTCATGCCAGGTCTATTTCGACGCAACTGGTACACATATTCACTAAGCTCATCACCAGGATTAACATGCTCTGAAATGCTTTGTCTAACCATACTAGCATCATTAGCGACTTCGATGCCATAGTCATTGTCGATATTTGCTAATGCATTGTCAAGTGCTTCACGAGCATCGCCTGAATCAGCAACAAGATCTCGATCAGGTCGACGACCACGTATCTCGTCAAGCATGTTCTGTAAACGGAATGCTACATCTTCTGAGAATGATGCTTGTTCTCTTGGTGATAGCATACGAATACGCTCATCGTCAAACAAGCCTTCACGAAGTGCATGAATAGAGTCTTCAATACTTCGTATGTCAAAGTTATTGGCATCAGTACGTTCTTGCTCAAACAACTCACGCGCCATACTAATGGCATCTGTATCAGTATATCGCCGAATTGCTGGCGCATTTGCACCGTGCATACCATCAGGCTCAAAGAAGTCAACAGGCAGTTCTCTAAGCTGCTCAGGCTCTTGTGCAATTAACTGATCATGCACTCTTGCTAAATTGCCATATGCATCATCTAAGCGACTACGAAGTACATCGGCTTCAGCACCATTAAGCCCACGATTAGCTACACGATCAGGATCACTAAGCACCATAATCTCAGACCTAACGCGTGCTTGCAAATGCTCAATGATCTCGCTTGAACTTAACCCATTACCAAATAAGTTAGTTGACATGCCATCTAATAAGTCTATGAACTCACTTAGCGCATCATTTGTATTGCTAAATGCCGAGTCTGGGTCAAGAGGTCTTTGATATGCACTTGTAATTTGACGGTTTCGGTTGTCAATGTTTTGCTGTACTTCAGCAGGCAAGTTTGCACGTTGTGGTTGTTGCTGTTGTGTTTCTATCCAGCGACCGGTGTTGTCAATCATTTGACGTAGCTCGGAAACATACTCACCAAGCTCATCAGGCGTGAAATTACGTGTAGCTTCTGTAGGCTGTGACAACACTAAGTTTCTTTGTATATTTACGGCATCTCGAATCCCGTTTGCAATATCAATAGGGCTCATGCCATTTTGTACTTGGTTTGCTGCATATCGTTGTAAGTTGTCTGAATATGAGCTTAATGTCTCATTTACAACACGTGAATTACCAGCAAATAATCGAGGTGCCATTGCTTGTCGTAACTGTTCGGCCGGCTGCATTTGAGGCGCAGGCTGTTGAGCTCTTTGTTGTTGACTTACTAAGTCATTACGAGCCGATGTAAGTTCATCTGCATACCTTTGAAGAGCAGCTGCCATCTCTTGCGATAACTCAGAAAAATTATTATTACGTCTGTCAATTTCATACTCAAGATACTCAAGTGCGCGATTTAATGCAGTCACAGGATCATCTAATAAAGTAGGGAAGTATTGACCTTGCATTGCGGAAAACGTAATACCTAGTCTTCGTTCAAGCTCTTCTGGCGCATCCAAGTTTGAGTTTTGAATTGCTTCATTAACAACAAAGTCAATATTGTCCACCAGTGCGGCTTGAAGTTGCCCAATGTCTTCTTGGAATACCGATGATTGTTGTATAACAGCAGGCACATTGCCTTGAACAGCTTGCTTAATGTCTTTAGCTGTCATAAACCGCGGCATTGAGTTCCAATCCACGGTTTTCATCTGATCAGCAGAAACTTGAGCGGATGATCTTGACTTGTTTAAGCTAGACTTATTTGTAGTGTCATAAATCCCGGCATTCTTCTCAAGATTTTCTCCGATGCCTGCTATGTCATCAGCTCTTGTGTTCAAATAGTCGCGTATTCCATCAATGTACTTAGGCTCAATAAACCCATTTTGTGCGCCTGAAGCATACCCAATATTAAATCTAGATTGCCCATTGGCACCAACGCTTGATGACTTCATAAACTGCAATGCCGCAATCGGCATGCCGGTCTCTAAGTCACGAAACATTGGCAACTGCTCACCACGTTTCAAATTCTCTACGTATGAACTTGTATGGATTGAAGCATTAGGGTTTGGCTTACCTGTCAGAATATCAACAATAGGCGTCCAACGAGGATCTTTCTTCTTAGTAAAGAAGTTTCTGGTACCTGAACCTCCGCCGCCTTCACCAATACAAATATCTAAAGCTTCGGTTGACAATGCTGCTTCTTTATTTGCAACAAATTCCGGCGTGTCTTTCGTAAGCTCAATTACACCGACATTGCCACTAAATTGCTTATTCTCCGGGATTGCACTAGCCACTGACTTCATATCATTAAATACATCAGTTCGATATTTCTGAATGTTTTGTGCGCGTTCTTTGGCTATGCCATGTATGTATCGATCAACAGGGTATGTAGGCGCTTTCTCTTTCGGTATCCTGTTTGCAAGCACATCATCATAGAACTGTTTAGCTGCATCTATAATGCCTGTTTCTTTCATAGGGCTTGGATAAGCCATGTACGCCATTTCACCGCGCTTAGCCGATTCTTTAAGCTCAGGATAGAACTGTTGTACGGCATACGGCAACTTTGAGCTTAGCATTGTTGATGCATCGATCGGCGCCACTGACGCATCCTCAAGCGTTTCATACGCATCAGCAACAGTTAACCTGTCAAGCTTTTTCTGTACCTCGGTCTTTTGCTTAACAAGCTTGTTCGCGTTCTTCTTAGCTTCTTTGTATAAGTTGCCAATTTCTCTAGCTTGTGGCTCCATTGCAGGGTCTTGCTCAGCCATCTTTTTGGCAATAAGAAGCTGGTCATTTAACGATCTTTCAGCATTTGCGGCATTCTTAATGGGAAGATTAAGCGCTTCTACTTCTTGTTGTAGTGCTGAAATATCCGTTGCAAATGAGCCTTCAACCGGCATACCGGCATTTCGTCTAAAAGACCTTGCATGGCTTCGTTGACTTTGAGCATTGTCAATAACTTCTTCATCAGGTAAGTATGTAAGCCCTTCTTGCGCGGCCATCTTTACCAATGGGTTGCCTTCGGTACCTAGATTCTTAATAAGGTACTTACCCCACATGTTCTTAAGGCCTTCAACAGCGGCTTCATGCCGTTCAGCTAGTTCGCCTGTAGATGCTGCATTAGGCAAGAACTCTTGGCCTTCCGGTGTTTGAATAAACTCGTTATATAGCTCGTTAATCTTTGAATTTCGAGCATTGTCATCGTAAAGCGATACTTTAAGCGCCATCAGTGCTTCGCTACCGTTTGGCGCATCAGGGAATAGCTCAAGAGCTTTTGCTTCTTGGAAATAGCGAAATGCCGACATCGCCGTATTTGAGTTATCCGACTTCTTAATTTGATCTGTAACGATCTCATCAAGCATCATTGGCGTTGGCTTTGTCACATTCGGATCAATATTGATCTCTCTAAGCATTTGACCTACAGGGTCTACATCTGGCACATACTCTTTAGCCGTCTCAGGCAATGTAGGCGTGGTAAGCCTTGAGCCTTGTGGCCGAATTGCATACATGTTGGTTTCAGGTTGCAATGCAGCAGGTAGACCTGGAATCGGTGTCAGCCCTTGCATACGTCTTTGCTCCATGATATCGCCAAGACGATCAACGCCGCTTTGTATTCTTGCGCCAAGTACCGGTTGGTTAGTTATTGGATCGATACGTTGCAAGCCTGATTGCGCATTCACAAAGTCGGTCGGTATATCAACAACTTGCTTACCAACACGCGTTGCTTCAGCACCAAGTACACGCACATCGTTCGGCGTAATTAAAGGTCTTGGTGATACACGTGAAGTGCCAGGTAAGCCTGAGCCTGGCCCTATCATTGGCAATTTAAGTGGCGAAAATACTTGAGTTGCGCCTTCTAATACAGCTTGCCCTTGTGGCGTTTGTGGTGTAACGGCTTGGCCAATGGCTTCGATACGTTGGTTCATCGGCGCTGGGTTGTACCTTGCTCCAGGTGGTGCAAACTGAGGAAGACTTTCACGAATTGTGGCAGCTTCTTGCATTGATTGTGGATCACCAAGCACTTTCTCACGATACAACACGCCTGGCATCTTAGACGCATACTGGTATGCGCCAACTACAGGTTGCGTAATGCCTGCAATGTAAGGCGCTACGCCACTTGCCGCAACTCGAGGTATGTCACCTGCTAAATCAATTCCCTGCTTTCTAAGCATTAAAGGATTGTTGTTGATAGCTACGTTCTTAATTGTATTAACTGCACTATCTAAAGGACTAGGCTTACCGTTCCTAGCCAACTCATATTGCATTTGGTCGATCGATGGTTGACCATCGTCACCGATCGGCACGCCAAACAGGTCATATTGCATTGTCATTCATTGTCCTTTGAAGCATCTTTTTTGTCTTTTTGAGACTGCTTCCATGATTGATCAAGATATTGTTCAAACTCATGCATGTCAACCAAGTCTTCAAATGATTGCTCTACTTTTGCAGTTTTAGGCTTAAGTCCAAGTTGCTCATTCCTTTGTTTAACGTATGCATTTTCAGGTAAAGCATTTGAGAAATGATCTGCTATATTCTCATATATTTCGCCGTTGGGGTAGTCTTCTTGATGTAAATTACTTAATACGTCCGCTAGTTCGTGCGGCTTTAATTTACGCATGTTGTTTTGCATTCGTATAAATAACTCATGCGATGCGTCGTCTGAAAGTTCAGGGCTATTTTTGCGAAGTTTGCCTTGTTTTGTTAAATTTGCCAACGTGTCAAATTCTTGTACAGTTTCTTCAGGCAGTTGGTTTTTTAAATAGTCTCTAGAAATAATCCATAAGCCTTGTGCAACCGCGCCAGGCTCTTGTTCATAAGCGTTCATTGCCATGCCTTGCACGTAATTCCGCAAATGCATATCAATAACATCGTTTGGAATAAACCCAGGCTGCATAATGTTAGCAGCTTGTGCTAATGGCGATACTATTTCAGGCACAACATCAGCAACTTTAGGCATAGGTAGCATTTGGTTCAATGCAACTTGGCCTGTCTTCTTTAGCACTTCACGTCTCGATATCGGCGTATTCAGTGCTTTGTTCGCCATTTGACCTAATGGCGCAAGAGGCGTTGTTGCAGGTGTCGGTTGAGCAGGTGCTTGTGGTACAGACACTGCGCTTGGCACAGGCACATCGGACGATCTCACGGCAGGTAAGTTGTCAGGCAATGGCGCTTGCGGCTTTAAACCAAGTATAGAACGTCGTTGTATGTCGATCGGTGGTGCAACTGGCTTTGGCTTACCTTTGCCAAACAACCCAACTTGTTGCATGTAAGGGCTCATGCCTAATTGACTTGCACCATCGTCATAGACATTCGGGTCTTGACGCATAAGCATCTCGGCCCGCATTTGTGCTAAGTCATCAAACGGCATATGGGTTCACCCTCTTAGGTCGATCCTCGTCGTACGAGTCGTTCGCATCATACACTGGATCGATACTGATGAGCCCAATGTCACGCATTATGCGCAAAGCTTGTGTTGTCGAGTCAACAAGGTCGTCATGCCGCACTTCAGGGAACGAACACAACTGTGTGATTAGCGGTTCAGCCCAGTCTCTTGCCATGCCTGGGTTTGTCATTGACTCAGGCATGTAGATTCGTCCACGTTGAATGATGGGAGACACAATGTTTAGTCGCATCATCTTGTCAGCATTGCCAGGGTTGTAGCTTCGTACTGGCAAGCCAGCTCTTTGTAAGTCCTGCAGTAAGCTGATGCCTGCCGACTTGTCCTCGATCACGATCATGTCCACCTTCTTGCCATGGCCCCACTCGTTCTCATCGCCATAGATCGCATCGGCTTCCTCGACCACTTTAGGTCGTAGGTCTGGGTACTGCATGTACTCTTCCCAGCAGTCGATCAGCATCACCGACATTGGCTTGTCGTCACTTGGCTTGAACACACCCCACACAGTGCACGCGGTCGGATCGTTCTTGGTCTTGTCGGACGTGGCACAGTCATACGATTGCACAACGTACTGAAAGCGTGGCAATGGCTTGTCGTTCGGCCAGAGCTTGAACCAAGCACGTTTGATGATGCCTGACTCTTCAGGGTCGATGATCTCGGCATAGATTTCCTGACGTCCTAGCTTCGTACCCTCGTACTGCATGATCTGGTTTTGGAAACTAGGCGCCAAGTTCTTGATGTTGTCATACGTCGATGCCGATGTATAGATCACGTCCTCACCATCTCGGTTAGTCAGGTCGATAATCAACGGCTTTGGCTTCGGTGTCGTGGTACAGATCAGTCGTGGCTGTGAACCGAGACGCATGCCGAACTGAATCATGTTCCAAGCATCGTCAAGGTAATCCCATGCAGCCAGCTCGTCAAGCCAGCCACCATGAAACTGTGGACCACGAAAGCGGTCAGGCTCTGATGCAGCAATGCCTTTGAGGATTGAGCCGTTCTTTAGCGTGATTTCGTGCTGGCTCTTGTTGTAGGCTTCTACGATCTCTGGCGGTATGACATTAATCAGCCCTGAATCACCTTCAAAGCACACATCACGTACATCACCGGAAGTTGGCGCACTGACTAGCCACCGTGTCTTTGGCTTAGTCCATGCTTCCCACCACGCCCACTCAGCAGCACAGCGTGTCTTGCCAGCACCACGACCAGCAAGCAAGAGCCAAATGTTCCACCAATCGCCCTTTGGCGTGATCTGATGGTCATTTGCTTTTTGTAGCCATTTCAGCCGTGCTTTGATGGCCGCTTGCCATTCCTTCGATGCATGGTTTAAGTTCGGCCCAGCTTTAATGCGCTCGGCAAACTGTTCAGCTATCGTCTGACTTATCACCGGCTTGCCTTGTTGACAACAAGTCGTTCATAAGCTCTTGTGCAAAGTCATGAACTACATCGACCTGAATTGCTCCGTCGTTTTTACCAGTAACTTCAACTTTAGAATTTTCGCGGTACTTCTGTGGGAATCTAGCCGCCAGGGACCTAGACCATATGGACGTGTTTAGTTTGTCCCCCTGAGGCCGTTCTACCATGTACTGGATACCAATCTTTTCAAAGAAGATTAATTCCTGCATCTTTGCAGTTTCTAAGGCCGCCAAGAAATCTGGATTTGCTTCCATCCAATTTATGAGTGTGTTCCATGACACATCAAGCTCACCGGCGATCATCTCGCGGCTATAGCCTTGCTTGCCCCATTCGACCACTTGATCACAATATGCTGGATCGTATTTGGTGGGTTGGCCCCGACCTCGTTTTGGCTTATCAGTCATGTGCGGGATTGTATAACAAAAGAGGTGTTGGCGGCACGTTCACATAAAGCAGTGGTGTTCGTCCTTCCTATGTATTTGCACAAAACGAGGAAGTATGAGGCGCTAACCCTCATTCGTGCCGCCAACGAATGGATTGTACAAAACCGACGAAAAACCGGCAAGATACAAAATTGGATACAAAGTTCTGCAGACTCTTTTATACGATACATATATATATATATAGATTCTAAATAAGAAGTATGTATCTTTGTATCTGGTATTAGCAGATGTAACAGTGCTGTCAAAAACATGGATACAAAACCTTTCGAAAAAATTGTATCTGGATACAGGATCCTGTATCTAGCTCACACTTATATGCTTGTTGACCATGACTTTCGTCGAAGATACAATTTCTACGAGCTTTAGCTCTTTCTTTTTGTATCTACCTTCTTTGGTCGTATAGACATGGAATCGGGTCGTGACACCATCTATTCGAGTAGTTCCGTTCATGTCAACTTCACCAAGCTTCATGAACGCATACACCAAAGCTTTGGCTTTTACATTCTTAAGACCGGTCAATGTCTCGGCAAGTGTCTCGATCTGAGACGGTCTGAATGCTGCTACACCACCAAGCTCTTCATTAATTAGAGCATATAGCTCATCGGCAAAGTCCTCAATGCTGGTTTGGCTCATCTTTACGGCTTCATCTTTGTGTGTAGATGTTGGTGCTGGTGCCGTAGCACTGTAGTCACCAAGATCCCGGCACATATACCAGTTTAATACTTTAGAATACCCCATCTCAAACTTAGTCCATGCTTCCAACTGTCTAAAACGCATGGCACCTTCTTCACGAGTTAGTGTCTTTGGCATGTAGACGGCATCCCTACGGCTGTTCTTGCTCATCTTGGTCACATACGCAGCATTGGTGGTCATGATCAGGTTGATGTAGTTCCTAGTCGTATACTTCAGGCCGTACTTCTTATCAATG